ATACTATAGTATCCCCTTCTGGATCTGAAGCTGCAATGTCTTTATTACTATCTCCGTCATTTTCATCTTCACTAAATCCAGTAAAAGTCTGGTTATTAATAGTAGGTATAACGTTATCGGTTACGTTGATAGTTATAGGTAATGTAGCAAAAGAATCACCGTCAACTCCGGCTACGTTATGTTCATCCGAGGCTGTAATGCTAAAGCTGTAAGAACTTGTAGTTTCAAAATCTAAAGAGGCAGTAACTTGGGCAATAGAAACGTAAGTTGCATATTTAGTAATACTAAAATCATCTCCGGCAATAGAACTAGAAGTAATAGTTATAGCATCAGAGTCAACATCTGTAAAATAAATTTTGGTAACTTCACCAGGTGTTGCGTTTTCATTTCTCGCAGTAGTAAAAGAAGTAATTATGGAGCCGCCAACAGAGCTTTGTCTGAATACAGGAGCCGTATTAGGATCTATCCTTACGTAGATAGTTTTACTAGTCGTTCCATTAAATGTATCCGTTGCTGTTACTATTACCGGATGAGCTAATTCTCCGTCTCCTCTATTATCTGTATTCATAGAAGCTGTAGCTAAAGTATTCAGCGACATAGAACCAGCAGTATCTACTCTAAAGAAATCTGCTGTATAAAGACTTGAAGTACCAAAACTAAAGTCTTGACCTTCAGCATCTGAACCGGTTAGTATAGCTACTAAACTACCGGAGGTAGAAAACTCAACTATTTCTTGATTACCTGTAGATATAGTTGGGGAAGTATTAGGAAAAAAGACAGCATTTAAAAAATCTTGTATCGTTCCGTCTGTACCAGGATTAAAGTTGTTACTATATAGATCTCCTAAAAGAGTATTAGAAACTATTTTATCTCCGTCAAATGCTACCGAACCTCCACCACCTGCTCCGAAACCACTAGCTGCAGCAGATGCTGAAACTTGAGCTGAAGAAGATATAACTCCGGCTGGTAATTCGGCACTACTAAATCCACTAGCTGCTGCTGAAGCAGATATTTGAGCTGAAGAAGATATTAGTCCGGACGGTAATTGAGCTGATGATGAAAGGACGCCTGATGGTAAGTCCGTACTTTTAAAACTAAATCCACTTGCTGCTATAGAGGAAGATAAGAACGTTGATGATACAAATGAAGCTGTATCAGCCGAAACTGCATGAGAAGAAGAAACTTCAGTAACTATTTCATGTGAAGCAGAAATAGCAAATAAGGCATGAGAGGCAGTAGCTACGGTAGCAGTACCAAAAGGTATTTGAGCTGAACCCGAAATTATACCTGAACCTGCTAAACTAGAAATTACTTGAGCGGAGGAAGATACAGTACCTGCTGCAGCACTTCCAGCTCCAAATCCACTAGCTGCTGCTGAAGCTGATATTTGAACTGAAGAAGATATAGTACCGACTGGGATAACAAAGGAACCAGTTTGATCGGAAGTTACAAATGAACCTGTTGCAGTATTAGGTACATAAGTACTAGCTTTTGCTAGCTCAACCCAAGCTCCATTATGAGCATAGTAAGCTTTACCTGTAGCATGCACATGGGCAAACATTCCGTGATAGGTATTAGCGCTTGGTAGGTCATTTAAGTTATTGTAGTGAAATCTTATTTTATTCTCTTGACCGGTAACATCTAAAATACCATCTATTGATTGATTGCCTGAGAAGCTGTTCGATCCAGTAGTAGCAAAAGAGCCTGTTACTCCTTTTAAAGAATTTACTTGCGGTTGAATGGATCCTGTAAAAGTGTTTAAAGAAGATATATCTACGGTACCGGACCCAAAACCGCTTGATGCTACTGAAGCAGATATATATGCACTAGATACTATATCTTGTACTTGGGCTGATGATGAGACTGTACCGTCAGGGGAACCAGAAATAAATCCAAGTCCAGTTATTTGTCCGGAGCTACTTACTATTACAGGAGTACCTTCTAAATTATCAAAAGCTAGAGATCCGGTTAAAGAAGTAGCATGAAGTGAACCTGTTACTTTCAAGTTAGCAGATACTCTATAAAAATCTGAACCAGTAGACCAAATTGAAGATCCGCCGCCACCACCACCGGCTAAAGAAGATAAGTCTACAGAATTACCGCTTGAAATAGTTAAGTTATTACTTACTGAGTTAAAACTTAGAGTTTGGTTACCGCCTTCCGAGCTAGAAATAAACCCTAAAGCAGTTATCTGTGCAGATGAGGAAACAGTTCCGTCTGGTGCAAGTTCTTGTTCTGTTGAAGTAACTTCACCTGTTTCACTAACTGTAGCTTTAACTACGTCTTTAACTATAGATAAATTATCACCAGAACCGCTAACAATTGAAAGAGAAGATGTAGTAATTAAGATATTACCTATTCGTATCGCATCAGATTCTCCAGTCATAGTAGCTACGACTTGACCTTGTTTGACAAACTTTAACGAAGCAGTAGTAAGATATAAGTCTCTCCAGGGGCTGTTCTGAGAGCCTAAATCATATAAACCGCTAGAATCAGATAAAGCTTCTGGTATCAAAGAACCAGAAAAAGTCTGGGTACCTGTAAAGGTACTAGAACCTGAAATATTTAAAGATCCGGTAAAGCCACCTGAGCCGCTAATATGACGACTAATCTGTTTCCAATCTAATCTACCCATATTAGCTAAATTTACCTACTAATAAAATTTTATCGTCTCCATCTAAATTATACCCTAAACCGCTAAAAGTAATAACTATATTACTCCCTGATTCAGCAACAGTTCTGTTAGCTTCGGCTACTATCAAACCATTAATATAGACCTCAAAGCTTGATTGATTGACTGAAAAGCCGGTAGGAGCGGTAGCAAAGGAGTAGCTATTAAAAGTGGCTGTATTATTAGTTTGAGAATCAGCTTGTGCGCTTGATCTTAAATTTATAAAAGTCGCCTCGTTAGATAAGACTCCTGTAGAAGTTGAAGCTCTTGATGCTCCGGTTAAACTATTATCAAAAAATCTCGCACTACCTTGTCTAACTTGTGTATTTGCTCTTCTATTAAGAATTGCCATCTGTTACTACCTCCGTTCCAAAAATTAAAGCCGCTTTTGAGTAAAATTTATTTATTCCGTTTAATTGAGCATTAATTGAATCTGATATTATATGACCTAACATATTGATACTAAATTCAGTCTTTACCTTTCTGTCTTCACCTTGATTTAATTCAGTAACTGTAGTATAATTATCAATCATAGCTCGAAAACTAAATTTTTCTGAGTCACCCCAATAAGCATCAGATGCAAAATTTATAGATTCGACTATTTTATTCATTTGCTCAATATAATCGGTAAATACTATACAGGAATAGACTAGATTAACGTAATCTGGTATTATTACTCCGTAGTATTCGTCAATTTCATTTCTATTATTTAGTATCGAAAATCTATCGTAAACATTTTTATTAGAGAAATTTTTCTTAAAAACTCCAAAATTAGTAGGATTATTAGCATCCATCTTATTTCCAAGATTACGATTTTTCTCAATACTATCTCTCTTATACATAATCAACGGTGCCTGAATCTTCCCATTTTTGTCACGATAAAATCCATCTTTCTGTACTGCCGCCCATCTCTCAGGAGACCCGTATATAATAGGAACATTCTTTTTATTACTATTTTGGATAACAGAAGGTCTAATTACGTTGTTGAAGTAGTAGACTATTGTTTCGTCGATATCTCTTAAGCCTACACTAAACTTTTTAACGTTATCGTTCTTTACCGAGCGTCTTTCAGCACGACTTTCTTTGCCATCAAAAGTGGAGATACCGTCAGTAGTGTAGGATTCTCTTAAGTCATCGGAGAGCTGTCTTTGACTTTTAGGTACAGGCTTTTGTACTGCCATTATTCTCTCCCTTTATAATTACGAGTAATATGGGAACGTAAACCTTTATTGAACTTTTTCAATGCCTGAAGATAATCAAATAATTTACTATCGTCTGGGTATTGTTTGATTGCTTTCTCAAAGTCTTTTTCAAATTCTCCCATATTAGTTCTAAGATCTTTCAATGGAGTATATTCTACTTTAGAAAAGAATGTACGAGTTTCAGGATCGTAGCCGGTTGGGACGATTTTGCCTCTATTCCTTCTATCTACTTCAGTATATAATTTATCTATTTTACTCATACTACCTCCGCTATACCTACTTTATCTCCTCTTGTTAGGTGACAGTCTACTATGATGGATATACTCTTACCGAACTGTGAGCCATATTCGGTAAAGTTATAGCTATTGTCTCTCCCTAAGAATAGTTGATTTTCTCTTACCGTATCTACCTCGTAGTAATCTTCGTGCCAAAGAACAATATCTCCTACTTCGGGCACGACTTGTATGTCGGATAGATCTTCTCTTAAAAATGCAAACGATGACTCTCTACCTAGGTCTGGACCAAATTCATCTATATTAACTACTTGGTCTCCTCTAGTAATTAAACAGTTAATTTTAGTAGGAGTATAAAAAATCTTACTTAGAGATTCACCGTATATATTAATCTCAGTATCTTCAAGAGATAACTTATAGTAGAGTATTTCTTGCTCAATGACGTCTTTAAGTAACTCTCTATTTATTTTAGTAAGTAAATTAAAATCTCTAGTACTTCCAAATATCATTACGACCTCTCTATAGTCTTAGTGGCTATTTCAAACCGCTTGATTATAGGAGATTTCATGGCTTCTTGGCGAACAAATTTGAAAGCTGATTGAGGATCGGATTTGGTACGGACTTTTACGTCATACATCGAAACGTCCCGTCCTTCTTCGTTACCGGCTGTATTTACAATAGTTACTCCTTTTACGGCTCTAATAACATCTGCAACATCCATTACTGAACCTTCGTCTGAATAGGTAACTCTTACAAGCCCTTTAAAGATCTTATTGTCTTCTTCTAATAATAAATCTATTAAACTAATCATTATCCAACGTATATTGTCATAGGTACATCTGAAAGAGTGTCTTTTAAGAATCTACTTTCATTGCTTTTTCTTTCTAATTGAGCCTCTCTTGAGGTCTGATCTAACATCTCTCTAAGGTTAGTAAGTAATGCCTCTTTTTCTGATCTTGCATCGGCCAACAAATCAGCCTGGTTTAAAGTTGCTTCTGCTCCAGGAACTGGTACGGTTTGGTACTTTCCTCTTACATAAGCTAAAAGTTCTCTTGTTAGAGCAAGTGTATACCTATATACCCATTGCCTGGCAACTGAATTAAGTTCTGAATATGTAGGGTTGTCGTAAGGTACTTCTCCTACGTTAGTAACCAAGCCTGTATCGGTAGTGTTTACTGCGCCTTGTTTATCTTCTAACTTGTAATATTCAAAGAATAAGTTTTGAGCTTCTCTCGGTACAGGAAATAATTTAAGTTGATTATTAACTATTTCAAAGCTGTAGCCTGATCGTCTAATTTGATCATTAAACTCAATAGCCTGTACCTTTAGTGCGTCGTAAGAGGCAGGCATTAGTAGAAAGTTAACTCCAGGACTAAAAGAACCGAAATCAAAAGCATCCATTAAAGATTGAACTCCAGTACCTGTACCTGCATAAGGATCAAAGTACCTTAAAATAGCGGGAGGAGCTTCAAAAAAGACTTTTCTTACCTCTATTCCTCCAGTAATTCCTTCTGTAGTAGCCCATGCATCTAAATCGTAATTCTGTATTGATGCAGTTAAAGGTAGTGAACCGGTATATTTTGTTACGTTTCCTCCAACCCCAGCTTCCGTACCGTAATTACTAGAAACTTGTACTACTCTATTAAGAGTCGGATCTATAAGTTTATTGTTTAGGTTACTGCCTGTTTGACCGCCTTCTAAGGAAAGGTAGTTCTCTCTAATTTTATATTGAAATATTTCGTTACCGTAAGTAGTTACAGCTTCTTCGAAACAGGCATAGAATGAGCCAGAATTTAATTCGACATCCATTAAAGGAAAACCTAAACGGGTACCGCAAAAACTAGCTACCTTGTCTGCATCAGCCTGAAAATCGGTGTCAGTATCGTAAAATCCGAAAGGAGTTGAACCGGTAGTAAAAGTAGAACTACCGCCCCAAATGGAGATATTGGCCATCTTATTATAATTTTATATATAAATAGCAGTAAATCCTACTCCCTATAAAGGTCATATACACTTAAAATAGGAGAAACTATTTCGTGTCTATGATTCTCGATAAGAGTAAACGTTCTAAAGCCTTCTACATTTTCTTCTAATCTATTTAAAAACGAAAATCCTGAGGTTCTTTTATCTCTCAAGTCTATCTGAGCTACGTCTCCGCATATGACCATTTTGCTATTTTTCCCAAGACGGCCTATTACTGCTTGCATTTGAGTATGAGTGACGTTTTGTGCTTCATCTACTATGACAAAAGAGTCAACAAAAGTACGTCCCCTAATGAAAGCAAACGGAACTATTTCGATAGTACCTTTTTCTACTTCTTTATCTATCTTCTCTTTACTATATAACATGTAT